AGTTGGCACAGGACTTGAAACAGGTTCTAACAATATTATAATAGGACACGATGCTGCATCTAGTACAGGATCTGTATCCAATGAAATAACTTTAGGTAATTCTAGTATTACAGTTATAAGAGCAGCGGTAACATCTATTACTTCTTTGTCTGATGAACGTGATAAAAAAGATATAAAAGATTTAACATACGGTTTAGATTTTATAAGCAAGCTAAAGCCTAGAGAATTTGTATGGGACAATAGACCTGAAATAAAAGAAGAAATAACCTATGAAGAAGGTGAAAGCTTTGATGAAACAAAAGAAATAAAAACTGAAGTTGAATTTTACAGTGAAAATAAAGGTAAAAAAGATTTTGGATTTATAGCTCAAGAAGTTCAAGTTCATGATAATGACATATTAAGATTAGTATATAACGAAAATCCTGAAAAACTAGAAATGAGTTATGGAAAGTTAGTTCCAATACTAGCAAAAGCAATTCAAGAGTTATCAGCTAAAGTCACAGCATTAGAAAACGCATAAATAAAATAAATTACGTAAATTTGATAAAATAATAATTAAATACAATAAAAATGAGTGAACAAGTAAGAAAAGTAAGCGAAGAACATTTAAGTAAACTTCAACAATTAAACCAAAATTTTGCCAATCTTCATAAACAAGTTGGGGATTTAGAGGTAAGAAAACATCAAGTGCTAAGCGCTATAGATGTTCTTAGATCTGAATTCAAGTCTTTTGAAGCTGAGTTAATTAAAGAATACGGTGACAACGTAGTTATTAATTTGGAAAGCGGCGAAATAAAAGACAAACCAGAAGATGGCGAAGATAAGTAATTTAATAGCCTACCCTACAGTTGCACCGCAACTCGCAGATTATGTGATAGGCACAGACACATCAAATAGCAACGAGACTGTAAACTTTACATTACAGTCTATTGCTGATGTAATGCCTGCAACTATAGGTGGTTCAGGTACATTAAATAGAATAGCTATGTTTACGCCAGATGGACTAACGATCGGCGACAGCAAGTTATCACAATCACTTCCATTAAGCAGCGGCTTATATCAAATGAGGTTTGACGATTGTGACAGATTTATTATAAACAAACCAAGCTCAGTAACAACAGGGGATCCAGAATATTTAATACAACAGGACGGCGACTACAAAGTTAGTTTTGGATGGGATGACGATGGAGCTGGTTTTGGCTTTATATACAATTGGGCTGGAAACGGCTTAAGACTGGGGGCTGCGGGACAAAATCCACAATTTGAATTAAACACCACGGTTCCTAAAATCATATCTCACAGCACTCATGAATTTGAGGCACAAATAATAGATAGGCTAGGAAATGTAGGATTAAGCGGACAAGTTCTTTCAGCTACAGCAACAGGAGTACAATGGATAGATCAACTACCTTCAGGTTTAAGTTTTCAAGGATCATGGGATGCCAACGCAAACAATCCAGCGTTAGCTTCAGGAGTAGGAGTTCAAGGATATTATTACATTGTAGGGACTCCAGGTACCACAAATTTAGATGGAAATAACAGCTGGCAGACAGGTGATTGGGCTATATTCAACGGTACAGCTTGGCAAGAAATTGATAATCAAAATATATTTTCTGGTACTGGTACCGCAAACACTTTAACTAAATGAACAGGGACTCAGTCTTTAGGAAATAGTTCTATTACAGATGACGGTACAAGCGTTGTTGTTGCTAATGATACGTATCTACAAGGAAGCACAATTCATATAGGAAACGATCCAACTGACTCAGCTGTTGTAAACGGGATAATGACTTTTCAACAAAACGCCAGATTTAATTCTACAATGCAAGATGCTGGTGGACAACCTGGGACCTCTGGTCAAGTATTATCTAGCACAGGAACTTCAGTTTTATGGAAAAGTGTAGTGGATGGTAGTGGATCAGCAAACAAAATTCCAAAATGGCTAGACTCTGATACTCTAACTGACAGCGCTATATCTGACATTGCAGGAGCTGTATCTATCTCTGCATCTTCATTTACGTCAACACTTAGTGCTAACGTAGAAATTATATCCACAACAGGACCTATAACTCTGTCGGCTTTTGGTGATGTTAATATTGATAGCCAGACAACAACCCATATAAATAGAAATAACTTGACAAGTGATATTGGTCTGTGGGGCCCAGCTGTTTTTGAAAACAGCGCTTACTTTAAGTCAACAATAAAAGATAGTACAAATGCAGTAGGTACAGCAGGCCAAGTGCTATCTTCTACTGGAACTGCTACTCAGTGGATTAACAATCCTTCATCTACGATTTCACCAACAGGATCAAGATATGTAAGCGGAGTTGTAACTTCAGCTGAATTATTAGGGCTAGCGGGCACTCCTAAAGTTTTAGTGCCGGCACCTGGAGCGGGCAAGCTCATAGTAATAGATATGCTTTCTTATTTTTATGACTTTAACACAACCCCTTACAGCGTAACTGGATCACCAGGTCTTTATTTTGCAGGCAATGTAGCTACATCAGGAAGATATATAGCTGTAGGAAGCGCTGTCTGGACTGCAACTAGTGATTATAGAGCGGTATCGATAGACACATTTTTCAACGAATTAAGGGTGGACGACGCACTGGTGTTAGGAACTACCGGAACACTAACCGGAGGGGATAGTGTATTTTATTACTATTTGAGCTACAAAATACTAAATGCAGCGGATATGAGTCCGGTGCTATCGTAAATTTATAGTTAAATAAAATTTAATTTATTATGGATATTAGAAAAATCTCCATAGGCGCTGACTACAAGTCAAGTTCTATGCACTACTTAGTAGGTCAAGCTATACTGAACGGAAGCTATACAATACATTTAATTCAACAAGACTTATCAAATAATTCAATAAAAATTTGGATTGAAAAAAATAATGAAGTATTATTATGGAAGGAATTTAATTCCAATATGCCAATGGCTATTGAATACAATATAAACTTTTAATGAAATCTCCACACTATTTTATTGTAAAACCTGTTAAAGGTAGGAGATATGATAATATAAAAAACATAGGAGGTATTGATTTTTACACAAGCGTTTCCCAAGAAGACCATACTGCATCCAACAGATTTGCCGAGGTCGTTAGCTGTCCTTTAAATTATACCGGTGAAATACAAAGCGGAGATATATTGCTGGTGCACCACAATGTGTTTAAAATATATTATGACATGAAAGGTCGCGAAAAAAGCGGTAGAAGTTTTTTTAAAGACGATCTTTTTTTTATTGATTACGATCAATTTTACATGTACTATCACAGCGGTAAATGGCAAACACATTCTAAGTATTGCTTTATAAAACCAGTACCAGTAAGGGAGTCAATTATTATGAAGCCTGTTGAGGAAGAGCCTCTTGTTGGTATAATAAAATACACTAATTCAAAGCTAACCGAACTAGGTGTAAAAGAAAATGATGAGGTGGTTTTTGAGCCTGAATGTGAATATCCATTTTATATAAATGGAGAAAAACTTTACAGAATGTTTTGGAACAATATAACAATGGTACTATGAAATCATCAAAAGATTTAAAGATAGAAATAATTAGCGCAGGTAGAGAAGCTGTAGCACAATTAATAAAAGTTGCAAAAGAGGATATTATTAAATATGATAAAGATGATGAGTTAGCCGCAGACAGATTAAAAAATGCAGCAGCTACAAAAAAACTAGCTATATTTGATGCATTTGAAATACTAACAAGAATAGAATTAGAAAAAGATTTATTAAACGGAGTTGAAAAAGTAGAGGAAAAATCAAGACAAGGATTTGCAGAAAGACGATCAAAATAAATTATATAGTGTTGTAAAAAACCACGTATCAAAACAATCTATGTTGAAAATGAATCAGCATAAATCTTGGCAGTATGGCTACAACCCTAACCATGATTTAGTGGTTATAAGTAAAAACGGAACAGTGGGGGAAATATACAATATCAATGGCTTACTCATAGGGTTACCGAAACAACCTAAAACAATACACAAAAATTCTAAAAAAACAACAGATCAATACTGGATAGCTTCGGAGTATCCAAAAGCTTTGTCAAGAATTAGTTCGATATTTCAATGGCATGAAATGACTACTGAATTTAAAAATGAATGGGTTGACTATATTGAAACTGAATTTGATAGAAGAGAAGAAGGTTATTGGTTCTACAACAATGGATCCCCCACCTATATTACCGGTACTCACTATATGTATTTACAGTGGACAAAAATAGATGTTGGGAAGCCTGAGTTCAGAGAAGCAAATAGAATATTTTATATTTTTTGGGAAGCATGCAAAGCTGACAAAAGAAGCTTTGGCATGTGTTATTTAAAAATAAGGCGTTCAGGTTTTTCTTTTATGGGTTCTTGCGAAGCCGTCAACACCGCTACAATTAGCAAGGATGCAAGAATAGGTATACTTTCCAAAACCGGATCCGATGCTAAAAAAATGTTTACTGACAAGGTTGTGCCAATATCAAACAATTACCCTTTCTTTTTTAAACCCATACAAGACGGTATGGATAGACCAAAAACAGAGTTAGCCTATAGAGTACCTGCTTCTAAGATTACAAAAAAAAATATGTTTGAAACTGAAGAGGAGGAACTGGAAGGATTAGACACAACAATTGACTGGAAGAACACAGCCGACAACAGTTATGATGGTGAAAAATTAAAATTATTAATACATGATGAATCAGGTAAATGGTTGAAGCCTGATAACATTATTAACAATTGGAATGTAACTAAAACATGTTTGAGACTGGGTAGTAAAATTATTGGAAAATGTATGATGGGCTCTACGTCAAACGCTTTAGATAAAGGTGGTGAGAATTTTAAAAAATTATTTTATGATTCTGATGTAACAAACAGAAATCAAAATGGTCAAACAAAAAG